AAAGATATAAGTGCTGAACGGCGCACACCTCCAACAACAACTACTTCTCCAATTTTGCAGACTAAATCGTGACACTCAATAGCTTCAAGTTTTCTGCCTGCTGCTTTTTGAAATAACTCAATTGCAAAATCAAACAAGTCAACTAATGGTTGTGGACCTGAGGCTCTCCCACCAAACGTTTTTAAACGGGCACCCGCAGGGCGCACTTGTGTCACATCTACTTTAGGTATTTGTCCTGCGTATAACATAGCGAGGAGTTCGCGAAAGGAACTGGCCCAACCAGCCTTGCTGTCTTTGACGACAATGATTGTCTCACTCTTGGAAAAAGTTTCGGCAACAATAGGCAACTGTGATACGTTGTTGTACTCTACGCTAAACCCAACACCGGTACCGCATAGCAAGATGTACATAACTTCATCAAAACTTCGTATATCATCTATGGGGATGTAGCTGCAGTTGTAGCCAGCAGTGTGGTCTCTATCAAGGGCGACACCTGCTGTCATCAATGCACGCATGCTAGGCATGATTTCTAAATTCAAAACAGCTGGTTCTAATTTCAATCTAAGCCGTCCCATGTTGTAGTTAAATTTTGTTTCTAAATGTTTCTCTAAGAAATCAAAGTATCTTCTCACTGTTTCAACCCATGTTTCTCTGCGATTGTTAACGTCATCGAAACGGGCGTAACGGGATGTGTGTATATATTGTTGGTATATTGTTGGTAACATTTATTTCTCCTTTCTAATTTGTTGCTTAACTTGCCGTATTAAAAAATCAACATACCGTTTTGCTTTCAATAAATCTTCTAATTGATTTCCAGGTGTGTCATGTTTCTTTTGCCAACGGCATATATATTTTATTACATTACCTTCAGCATACGGAATGTGGTTCTTCATAATAAAATCTACCGGTTCAATTTTATAATTCTTATAGTATCCAGGGTTGTTTACTTCAGTATATTTCGTAATTACATTGTCCATAATAATGGCTCTCCTTGTGTCATATCATACTCATCGTAACGAAGTATCCTAGCTACACGGGCTTGTTGTAACACTTCGTCTTTGCTATATCCTTTCTTGGCGTAAGTCTCTACAAGAATGTTCCAGTTCTCTACAAAAGAAACTTTAGGGTCTAATAATTTTTCAGCTGTTTTAATTCCAATACCAGGACAACCGCTATAACCATCGACTACATCACCAGTTAGAGTCTGCATTAGAAACCAGTAATCACCTTGTTCTTTTGTGACAGTGCGTATATCTCTACCGTCATAAAGCTGACCAGGAATTTGTTGCAAATCTTTATCAATAGAAACAATTATTTTTTCAATTTCAGGTGATGTGGTATCTGTAGCTAGTATGCCTAGTACATCATCAGCTTCTAAAGAATCAAAGGCAATGCCATAATGCTCATCTATAATGTATTGTTTTAATAAACCAAACAACATAGGTTTACGTTTATCTTTACGGTTTGATTTATATGATGGCAGTATTTCTTTTCGGAAATTAATTTTATCTGAGAACGCAACAACATAATCTTGTGCATCAAGGAACAGCATAAGATTAGCAAGCTCTCTACGTAGGCCTGCTTTACATTTGCGTTCGTCGGTGTGTAATGTCCAGAGGCCATCACCCCAGTTAATCTCTGTCTCAAATTTAGTGGCCACTCTATAAATTAAAATGTCACCATCAATTAGTAATTGTTTCATTTAGGTATCCTTGGTAAATTTTTTTTATCAAACAAATCCCGTAACGGTATAAGGATAAACTTGCTTTTGTTATAGTCACCACCATAACGCGCAGTATCTAAATACTTTTTAGCTAGACGTTTAACAGTCTTAGTATCAAATATTAATCTGCAATAATCCTCGTCACCTAAGGCCAGTATCTGTATCCAGTAATCTGCCTTAGTCGTCATAATGCCTGATGGTTTTCCGTAGCTTTCTATTTCTAAACAGATGTTACCACTTCTGAACCACCAATCACGTTCAGTTTTTATTTCAGCTTTAGTTTTTTTAGCGTCAAGAATTGCAACAATGCGATTCTCTCTATCCAAACCATACTGTAAATCTTTATCGAAATCAGGTTGACCTTTTCTTGGACTCAATGTGTTTCACTCCAGTTATCTCCAATGTTATATTCCCCAGTGAGAGGTAATCGGAGATTGAAATGTTTTCCTGTGCGTTCAATAGCATCAACTGCAATCTGTCCAACGGTATCAGCCAGCGCTGCTGGACACTCAACTTGTATCTCATCATGTACCCAAACAACTTGTTGGACGTCAGGGTATTTAGCGACAGCTGTGTCAAATTCAATGAGCCATTGCTTACATACGATGGCACCACCTGATTGTAACAGCGTGTTAAGCGCAGCGTGAGGAGAACGTACTTTAACATTTCTCTTATCTAAACCGATTAAATAACCGCGAGCGGCAGCCAGCTGTACATTTTCAATGAGCGTATTGAGAGCTGGTAAGTTATTTAAAAAACGTTTCTTTACTTTGGATGCTTCATGCACACTCTTCCCTGTGACTTGTGCAATCTTTTTAACACCACCCCCGTATAGAAAACAGTAGTAAAAACGTTTAGCTAAATCACGACTATTTAATCCAGCTAATTTCTGTGTCTCAGTATGGATGTCTCCATTCAAAACTACATCCGCATATTTACCATCATCATACTTAGCCATGTAATGGGCCAACATACGCACCTCTAATCCAGAGACATCAATCCCAACCAGTTTATTGCCGGGCGATACAGTGAACAACGAGCGACATTCTCTACCATAGGGAACACTAACACCAGGGACTTGTGCTAAGTTTGGATTAGTATGTGAGGCGCGGCCAGTTACAGTGGAATTGGTATTACAATTTCCATGTATCCTACCATCTACTTCACATTTTAACCACGCCTGTTTTCCGTTAGCGATTTGGGCAATACGTTTCTCTAACAAGAAATGTTCTGCCAAAGGTTTTGCCTCCGGGTAAGGAAGGCTACTAAGAATAGCATCATCCAACTTAGGTTTCCCGTCTGCTGTAAATTCTACTGGTTCCCATTTATGTAAACCTGTTAGACGGTCAGCGATGTGCTGTCGACTAGCAGGATTGAAAGGAACTATTTTCTCTTTAAAGGTAGGAACACCCTTTACGTACCCTCTAGTTTTATTGTTTCCTTTCGGTGTGAAAGGTGTTCGTACAAGTTTGGGAGGGAACACAGTTTGTAGTTCTTCGTTAAGGTCGAAGAGCCTTGCGTTAAGAACAGCTGACAACTCCTGTGCTTTCTTTACATTAAAAGAAAACCCGTGTTGTTCCTGTTCATGGATAGTGGTTACGACTTTATGTTCTAACTCCATAGCTTGTCGTGAATAACCAGCTTGCTGTATACGTATCCACAGCGCTGTTGTAACTTCAACATCTTGTACACAATACTCTAGCATTTCTTTTGTAAATATATCAAAGCCACCTTGATAGTCACCTTTGTAATTACCAATACGATAACCCCAGGCTTTTAAACTATGACGTCCTATACAATCTCTCGGGAAATTTTGTTTAGCAAAATCTGTACCAGCAATGTCAGGGTATATTAACCGCGTTGCTATAAGAGTATCAAATATATTGGCCTTAGTTTTAAAGCCGTGAAGTTTACGTAATACAGGTATATCAAATTTAATTATGTTATGGCCGATGATAAGCTCTGCATCTTTTAAACGTTGGAGAGCTTCAGGCACAGGTTCAGTGTATACTTCACCAGTGTCAATGTCTTTCGAAACAATACAATGTATCTCTGTTGTTTCTTTTAACAGGCCATTGGATTCTATATCAAAACAATATTTCAAATCTGTCTCCTATTGTCAAACTACTATTACATCCTTTAGGTTTAATGTGTGGTATCAATTTTGACATTGATTCTCCAGACATCTAAATCCCCTGCTTCTTGTAAAGAAGCCAGGGTCTGTATAACAATCTTGGCTGTGTTATCATCAGGCACGGCGATAGTCACCTCATCGTCTGTGTTGCTAAGCTTAAACAAAGCAGCAAGTATGACATCACCCCAATTTATTTCTTTCTCAAAAGTCATCAGCGAAATCCTCAGTCTGCGTTAAACACCCAGTCTCTAAATTATACTGTAGTGTGCACGCTTTCCCAGTCTCTCCGCTGAATCTATTTTTTAATACATGTAGCTGTGTTTGATTATCTTCCGCCTGCAAATCTCGTTGCATACTTATAATCATATCTGACAGTTGGCCAATAGATGCACTGCCACGCAGCGCGTTCATGCTGACAGGAACCCCATCTTCATAACCTCTGTTACCTTCCGGACGTCGTAAGTGGCTGACAAGGATGAGTCCAATCCCTGTCTCTTCTACTAACGTACGCAGTTTAGTAACAGTGTAATCTATGAGCTTCCGCTCGTCACCTATATCTTCTCCAACAGCACTTAATGCAATATGCAAATGGTCTAAGATAACGAAGTCCACGTTGCATGCTTTTGCTAAGTATCTAATTTTACTAATTAAATTATCTGAAGCTGTACTACCGAAGTGATTATAAAGATAGAAGTTACCGTTGCCTACAGTTTCTTTAAAACATTTTTCTAATTCTTTTGTGTCTACACCTTCACGAGTTAAGTGCAAAGGCTTTTGTAAGTTGATACCCATCACGCCTAAAGCACTACGCTTTACTGTTTCTTCAAGCGCAATGTACCCAACGCTATAATTATTCTGTAGTAAATGTGAGGCAACGTGCCTACAAAAACTACTCTTACCTACACCACTACCAGCGGTGATAGTAACCAGCTCTGACTTACGTAACCCATGCGTCTTAACATTTAATAATGGGAACGGGTAGTCTACTGAAACATAATCATCTTCTTTCTGGATGCTGTCCCACAAATCTGCGCCTGATACAATCCCATCAGGGCGATACGCTTTGCTGGCCCACATACAATCTATAAGTTCTTTAGTTTTCCCTGCCACTAACATTTCATTAGCGTCTTTCAAGGGAAGCTGGCAAATTCTCGCTTTGTTAGGGCTGAACAATT